TCGCATACGGTCAGCTTGTCTCAGCCTACCAGCCTCAGAGAAATCCCATTTACTGGTATCACTACCTTCATACTTCATTCGGATCTGATCAGCATTCAACCAAACAGCATTCAGTGTCTTGGCAAGAGGTTCTGCCAGAGTAGTCTTTCCACTACCTGGCAAACCACAGATCAAGATCTTCATTTCGTTTCCTTCGGATTCTTTTCGTGTCCAACAGTCTTCATATGTGTAGCAGTATCAAGGATATTCTCCAAGATAAGACCAGCCGTCTCTTGTAGTTCAAAGTTGGTATCTGCATCAAGATCATCAACAGGACTTGACACAATATCAAAGTTGAAAGAGAGGTGTTCTCCATCATCAGTAACTTTCAATGTACTAAACGCAAGAACGGTTTCATTAAACTCGCCTGTGAGAATACGGATATCCCAGTTCTCTCCAGTGCCAGTAATCATTTCATAATCTGTATTTTCTTTCATAACTTATACCTCAAACTTAGTCCTAATTTTGTTCCTTGAAAATAACTCGTGCAGTGAATGCGTTGGTTATCAAATATGATAGCAGATCCTCTAGTAAATGAGTACGCTCGACCTGAGAGACCAAACAAATCACTTGGATGGTAATGACGTAGATATTGATGTGCCAACACTGGGTCCATTATAACACCTGTTTTACCTTCGATTGGATATTCGTTTGGATTACCTTTTACACCAGTGTTAGGATTAAACTGTAAAACTGGATGATGCATGCACCAAGTCACGCCATTCATTTCCCACTTTTGATCGAATACAACTAAGCTAGGTGATTGCGCCAATGGATATTCAACCTTTAATGGTATGACTACATTTAAGTTATTATCCAAATGTGAGAACCAATCAGTGTGTGGTAGGTATGGTTTATTGTGTTGGTAGTAGTTACCACTCTTAAACTGGATCTTCTTACCAAGAATATCTTGTACAATATTTGTAATCTTACCGATGTGTATACTAGGATCAGCCGTGTTCATTACGCCTGGGTGGCGTTTTTCTTTTGAGTCATAATCTGCAATACATTCATTAATGATGAAATCAGGTATTACATTAAACTCTTGAACAGTCCTCATTCTTCTGGTTCTTCCACGATAATACCGCCATGGATCTGCCAGTTACACCCTTGGGTTTCGAAACCTTTTTCCTCAAGGAAATCAATTCTCCAATACTGTTCTTCGTCATTTTCGAACTCTTCTTCAAGTGCCTCTTGTTCTTCTTCGGTAAAATGGTTACCGTAGAAAACAAACTCTTCCCAACAACCATCCCATGTACTATCCATTTCAATCTCTTCAAAGTGCTCATAGTCCCAGATATCAGGCTCATTATCATCTTCCCAACTATGAACCCCCTCTACAAAGATACATGATTTTAGATCATCGACTTCTTCTTGATTTTGAGGAGTTACAATGAATGTTCCATTTCTCCAACCGATTTCTGTATTCAGACCTCGACCATCTTCATGATAATACATTTCAATCTCGATAAGAGATTTTTTTCTATATGCACTTACTGCATATGGTTTACCTATTTCGATATTCATAGCGTACCCTCTTCAACAATCTCATCCATACTTACTTCAGACTTATGACCGAGTTCGTATTGGTTCTGAATGAACTGGGCAAAGTTAGTCTTTTCGAAGACAGGCTCCCAGAACTCTTTCTCATTCGTGGCATCCAGACGAACCTTACCAGTAAGAACCTCACCAGTTTCTGGGTTTACCCCTTCATACCAACCATTGGAAGGTTTACGAGCATACTCACCTGCGAGTGCTACATCGAGCAAACCAGAGTGACTGTGCACACCACCATCCCAAGATACTGAGATAGGAATACGAGACTTCTCTTTTACAAACCGTGATTTCTCTACGTTGATCACGAAGTCGTAGCCAACAATGTCAGTACCTTTTTTGTTCTGACGTCGCCCAATAATCCAGATGTTATCAGAAGAATAGTAGATGCCTGTACCACCAGATACGATATCTTTTGGAAACAGACCTTGTTCTTTGTACGTGTGGTTGATAGCCAGCATAGGAATATCCTTCATTGCCAGATATGGAGTACACATACGGAACAAGCCTTTCAATGCTTTAGCACGAGACATATCAGCCACTGCCTTCTCATTGATAGCATCTTCCATCTCTTTCTTGGACGCAACGTTGCCGATAGAGTCAATAACCACGATAACCTTGTCGGTACGTGTAAGGGCTTCAAGTTGCCCAATCAAGTCAAACTTGAGTTCCTCGATATTAGTAATCGGTGTGTGTAGAACACGGGCTGTATCAATACCAAACTGTTCAAAGTATGATTGTGGTGATCCAAACTCCGAATCATAAAACAGCATGACTGAATCTTTATGTGCGTTGAGATATGCCCCAGCCATAAGCAAGGCAAAAGAAGTTTTGAAATGTTTAGATGGACCAGCAAGTGTGGTCAATCCTGGTAGGAGTCCACCATCAATAGACCCAGACAAAGCAACGTTAATCATAGGAACGCTGGTAGGTGTAGGGGTCTTCTCATTAAAAAATTTAGACTCAGATAGAACTGAAGTATGTTTCAACTTCGAGTTCTTTTTGAGTTTGTCCATAATACTCATATATTATTCCTCTCTGTTTGAATATGCTGAGTTGATTATATCAAACTTCTCAAGGATTGTAAAGAGTTCTTTATCCATATTCATCAGATTTTTAATAGCATCCACACGTTTATCTTGAATACCACGTTTGAACTGACGGTTAGGTACTCGATTGTTTGTGGCACCTGTGGCATGATGAGAGTTGATATAGTTGGACACTAGGTTATAGTCTCCGCCATACTCAGACATAAAGTCGTACAACTGGTTCATGAAGATGTACTTCAGTCCAGTGATTGCTGAAATACTCTGTTCAATAATCGCTGCTTCGATACCAGTACATGTCACAACATTACCCATCAATGTGCTAGACTTGGCATAAAGAATTTCTTTAACCGCCATGACAGAAGAGTGTGCACCACCAATGATATGAAAGGTATGATTCTCTGCTGTTGATTCAGAAAAGATATCTGGATAATAGACAACCTTGTCATTCGTCGAGCAAAGACGATCCACAATCTCAATGGGTAGAGGTGTTCGAACAACACATCCACCAGAAGTTTTAGCCAAGATCTGAAGTACTTGAGACTCTAACTCTGATGCGATCACCACACCATCTTCTACGCCAGCGATATCTTTTGCAACAGTTGTGGGTGTATTAATGAAAGTGATATTAGGATCAAAGTTAATCACATCCGTAAGATCATTACCATTCTGATGATACATGATATCATTATTAGCTTGAGTAAAGAGGTACTTCAGATTAGATGCTTTCTCATAATCGAAGTCAGGTGAACTGTCTAGAATGACAATTCGAAATGCCTCTGCTGGTTTCTTTTTCTTCATTTTGATTCCTTATCGGTTGTCGCCAGATCCACGAAGAACTCCACGGTCCTTACGATCTGAAAGTTTTATCATATTAGCTTCAATGGATTTAGTAGGGTCCATTCCCATGGCACCGTGCAGTGCAAACCAATAGAAGATCACATCACCAAATTCTTTTTGCAAATCTTTTTTATCAATAACACCATCTCGGTAATATTTTTTAATCTTCTCGGCAATCTCGCCTGTCTCTCCTGCGAGACCTAGCGTGTTTTCTGTGACACGTGCATCACCTTCTGTTAAAATCATGCTTTCAACAAACTCTGCATAATGTTCAATCAAGTTATTCATATTCATATATCCTTTGGTTATGTAAAAAATGCATCTAGCGTAGCCTTTGGTTCCGCATCCCAACCAATGGCTGTTAGTATAAGTTCCAAGGGTGCTAGGAACGTTTTCTCAAACTGTAAATCGTAATCCACATACTTACTCAGAGTTAGTTCTGGTGGTAGATATTCTGGAAACGATATTACATTTTCTTGTATAGGGTTTGGCATCTTGAGATAACAAAACTTGATCTTCTCACCATTCTGAATAGATTGTAGTTTTGTATCTAGGCCATGTTTTTTGAGTTGAGCATTATATAGCAGACTTCCTCGCACGTGGATCGGGCACCCTTTACGATAAATGCGTTCTTTATCTGCCCAATCGCTCACGCTACTTATACCTCGTGGAAATGCAACTTGTTCTGTAGGTAAACTCTTGAACTCTTTCTTGAAGTCGGCAATGTAAGTCTGCGTATCTTCCTCGGTGCCGTTGATCAGTACTTGGAAAACTTCCTTAAATCGATCACGGCATACTTGAGGTGTCGATGACTTGACTGCTTCAATACCCATGATCTTCAACTTGGGTTCAGCATACTGCACACCTTCGTTGTTATGCACGTTGAGAATATAACGCTTCTTGGCAGTCCAGATTGCTTTATCGGCAATAGCCTCACGAGCCATTACCATACGATTCTTGTATGCATTGGTCTTGTCTGCAAGGTCTTGATACGCTGCAGCAAGGATCTTCTCGAAGTGATCACCACAGATTTTATCAAGAGCCTTGACAGGATCTTCTGGGTTAAGCTTCTCGATGAATGGACCAAAGTTGATGTACAGTGAGTCTGTATCGATTGCAATAACATAGTCTACATCTTCAGTTTGCAAGATCTTGTTGAGTTCTTTGTTGATTGCACGTTCAGCCCATTGGATAGCCAACTGACCAGACAACGTGATACCCTCGGCAATACGAATATCAAAGTAACGGAAGTGTTTGTTACCGATAGCACCATAGAGAGAGTTGAGCAAAATCTTAATAGCCATCTGACGATTTTCGAGTTGGTTGATCTGTCGCTCAAGTTCTATCGTTTTGGTTTTCTCGTAAGCCTGTTGAGCCGTAAGCATCTCTTTTTTGATAACTTTACGCTCTTCGTAATAGGCTTCAATAATCTTAGGAAGAATACCTTGGTGCTTTCGACTGTATACAGAACCATTTGCAGCCACAGAATAGTCGCCGTCTATCTTTTCTTGTAGGTTTAGATAATACCCAACACCATGAGGTTCTTTTGTACCAATCAAAGTCTCTGGTGACATATTGGATTGAACGATAAGATTCGGATACAGAGAGTTCAAGTCAAAAGAAACTACCCAATCATGCTTACCAATCATAGGTTCTTTTACGTAACCACCTGGATAGTCTGGCTTTGGCATTTCTTCGTTGGGTGGAATAGCCACATGTTTCTTATTGAGTTCTCGATAGATGATCGAGTCCCAGATAGCAGTGGTACCAAGAGTAGTCTCAAGGTTTACCCCAGCACGATATGCCATGGTAAGAGCCAACTGAATCAGTCCCATCTTTTCTTCAAGTCGATCAATAATCTGGACGTCTTTGATGTTATAGTCGATAAACTTCTGGTGGTTTTCTTGGTACAATGTGTACAGATTACCATACTCTTCATACGACAACTTCTTATCACCAAGAACAACATAGGCAACATGGTCCAGTTTGTAAGACTCAAGTGTGCCATAAGAGTAACCAAACTTCTTGAATAACTCCATATAATCAGCAGATTGTATACCCACAATCTCATATGCTTGTTGAGGCTTTCCGAATACTGTTTTGGTTTGCTCGTTCACACGGTTCCAAGGGGATAGGCGTTTGACAGCTTCCTCAGATCCAACACGACGAATACGATTGATCAGATATGGAATATCAAAGAACTTAGTGTTCCAACCAGTAATAACATCAGGACGATTGCCGATCCAGTACTTCATAAAGGATGCGAGTAGATGCTCCTCAGAGTTGCATTTGTGATATTGAATAAGTTCTACACCACTGATTTCTGTTTTAGTGTGATCATATTCATCGAGACCCCACACGTGATACACAGAACTTTTGCTAGACTTGAGAGCAATCGATATAATTGGATACTTGGCTTCTCCAGGTTCTGGAAAGCCTTCATCAGATTGAACCTCGATATCAAAGTTGACCACGTTGATATGTTTGGGATTCCATTTGATCTCATTCGGAAACTTTTTCGTGATATACTGTGTGATGTAGTTGGTCTGACCATAGACCTTGAACTGCTCAATATCTTTGTACTGATCAAGAAACTCTTTGGCATCACTCATCTTAGCGAACTCCACAGCTTTGACAGGAGTTCCATTCAAGGAAATCCAATCAGACTTGGAACCATTCGAGTTGATGTATAGCGTAGGCTTAAATGGTATTTTTTGTTCTATCGGATTGCCGCTATCATTGTAGCCACGATAGAATATAGTATTACCGTACCGATTAACTGAAGTGTAAAAAGACAATAGAATCTCCTATGATGATTGACACTATATTAACATAGAATCTATGAAGAGTCAAGTAAAAACCTCAGAGTCTGTTCTATACAATAATATTTCTCTTGCCTTCTTTGCGGCAAAACCGTCTTCAGTCTTCTTTCTTCTACCTGCGGTATAGGTCACATCGATGTGAGCGGAGTCAAGAGTTCGTTTCTGATTCGCAAACCAATCTTCATCATCTCGATTCGATAGCATCACAAGTGTTTGGTTATCACAGAATGATATAAGATCCAATAGCTGATCATCAGTAAACCCATTACCATAGTCTGCAAACGAGTCTCGGTATGGTGGATCAAAGAAATAAAAAGTTTTATCTGGCATACCATCCACGGCATCCTTCCAATCAGAAGATTGTATGTCTGTTATCTGCAGTGCTTGATTCCACCATACTATCACGTTTCTGTCGTAGACTTGATCCTT